CACTCATCCATGACAAATAAAGTATCGCCTGACCACCACTTGGTGTGCATTAGCGCCTCCTGTGCTGTCACGTACCACACTTTCGCCCTAGTGTCGAGTGTCATACCTGACGTTGCACCTGAACTGTCAAGGGCCAGCTGCTGTTGCGTGTAAGGGACTAGACCTTTAACAATGGCAGAGCGTGGTTCAATCACTATTACCTTTGAAAAGTTCATTGGCAAATGATCAGAAATTGCTTTAATCAGGGCCGTCGACTTGCCTGAACCAGTCGGCGCGGCCACGGACAATTTTCCACCTTCAACAGGTGCCAAATGACGCAGTTGGGTGACCACATCGGCATAGTTCGGAGGCAGGCTAGACCAGAAGAAATTGCTCAATGAGAGAAAACCCTTTTCAACCACAAGCGGAATGTTTGGGACAGAGACATCTGCCAGCCATGGAAAGATGTCTGGCAATGATATGAAAGACAGAGAGGCAACCAACACCATTTGCCAGATGGGTAGTTCACCACTTCGAACATCATCCATCACTTTGCCATTCAGCCAAAATTGAACCTGTGCAAACTTCCGGTGAGCAGACCCCAATCGGACAAGTAGCCCGGGGGTTTTGAAAGCGTTTTTAAACTGAAGAAAGAGGAAGTTTCGCACAATCAAAGTTGAAAGATTGCTTCTGCCAGAGCCAGACCTAATAGTGGGGTCAAGGAATGAGTAAGGAGACCGTTGCATTAGAAAGGCAAGTTCACCAGGCCCCCACACATTATTGGTGTGCTCAAGGAGCTGAAAAGGCCAGTCAAACAAATGGGCACCCCGAGCCTGGAAAGCTCGAAGGTAGCCAAAGTTAAACAGCACAGGGTTAATGATATCAGGCACTTGCGCGAGCACACCCAGCACTGAGTCAAAAATGGAGACTGAACCATAAGAAACCAGGCCAGCGTCTATCATGGAAGGGTCTATCTCATCCATCTCCTGGTGTGGTTCCACTGCTTTAGAGGTGTACCAGTCTTGCAACACTTTCTCATAAGAAGGGATCGCAAATTTATGAGACCTCAGGATCCCAGCGAAAGAATTGGTTCGGGTTATAATCGTGACCAGCTGATCATACACATCTTTGTGGTGTGCAGTCAAAGACAAATAACTGAGGAGTCTCTTGAGCCTGTACTCCGGAGCCATTGTCTTCACTTTGGACACGAGTTTCCCAAGAAGGCGAGTTTTGTCATGGAAAACGACCCAAGAACCATGAGACCACACACCAGCTGCCTTCATCTCCGCCACATCCGTGGGATTGGGCCGCCTTACATATTTGGAGAGGAAGGGCAAATTCTCCAACTTGCCACTAGCCTCTTCTCTGAGTT